TGAATAAATTTATTTTGAACTATAAAGTAACCATTCGTCATTTCTTCTTTTAGAAAGTCCGTTTAATACCCTACCTTTACTTTTATTCCATTTTAAAAATTCATCTTTAATGGTGGGGTCGTTAATATCTTTATTAACCTTTTTTAAGAGCGTAGAGGACTTTAAATTACCTAACCCAACATTATATGTAAATGATACTAATGAGTCAAACATTCGTTGATTTACCGATTGTTTAATAACTGACCAAACATCTTTTTCAAATTTAGTTAATGTGGATAATAATAATTTATCGGCTTGTTGTTGTGTGATCTTTTGACCTAACTCCACTTTTGTTCCATCTAAGTAGTATGTATTACCAAATCCAATCGTTGGGATATTTGAGGGGCAGAGATAACTATTTAATTTACATCCCTCGTATTTTTTTATAAGGTCAATACCTCTTTCGCTTACTTTCATTTTTTAAATGTTTTTTTAAATGATAAATGATTTAGACACATAATGAAATTTAAATCAATTATTTTATCAAATTTAGTTATATCACCATCCGCTAACGCATAAATAAATGAATACCACTGAAATGTTTTTTCTTGTTCTTCTATTTTTTTTAACTCTATTATTTCTTTTTTACTTAATCCTTCATAATCATCTTTAAATCTACTTCCGTCTCCATCTTCAAAGCCTCCAAATAAAGCGTTGTATTTGCCAAGTATGCCTCTACGAAATTCCAAAAAAAAACTGATGAATTTATAGCATCAATAACTTTAAATTTTTCTAAAAATAAGTCAGATCGTTGGGATAATGTATTTGAATCGTAATCTTCTATTTTATAAACATACTCAGTATGATATTCGGTAATAGGTCTATATATAATAGCTAATATTTTATGAATATTTTTTTTAAAATCTTTAATATAATTTTCAATATCAATCCACTCCCCAACCTTTATATTATTAAAATTAGGTATTGATCCGTATTTAATATTATCAATAGTTACTATTCTAGCAAATTCGTATTTTGGTTTGATATATACCCAATCTAATTCGGATATTATCATATTAATTTGTTCAAGATTCATTTTATTAATATCCGCTTCGTCAATATCACACATTATTGACACAACCCTAAACATTTTATTAATATCACTTAATAATTCAAAATCGGTCGTTATAAATTCAATATATTGAGATAATTTTAGGTCATCCCAACTTTCAGGTATTACTAATTTTATTTTTTCCATACTAATAAATATTATTAACTTATCTTAACCGAATTTACTTTGGGATTCAATAACATCAACTTTATTTATTACACTTGTAATATCAGTTTCAGTTACAAATACTTTAAAACCATTTTGATCAATAGCACCAATTTGTTGATTAGCGATTGATGCTGCTGGTGCGAATGTTTGATCACCACCTAAATTGGGGGTGCCAACACTAGGAACATCACCACCACTTGCGGCAGGACTATCGGGATTAAATTGTTTAGCTAATATTGACCCTATACTAGCGGCTCCTGTTATACCCGCAAATATTGATAACGCTACACCGGCAGGACCACCAGGGGTTGCTAATGATTTAACTATTGCTTCTGCCGTATTAATACCTGTACTAGCAATTGCTAATGCTTTACCCCTATTAAATTGTTTTTTTTGAATTTCAATACTTAATTTTTCACCCTTCTTCAATCGTCTTGATTCTAAATTATTAACTAAATCATTTAATGAACTTAAAGCGTTTAATCCGGCTTTTGCTATATCAAACCCTTGTTGTATTTTTTGTTGTTTTAAAGCGTTAATTTTATCCTCACTATCATTAATAATTTTTTGTCTTTCAACTTCGGTTAATTCAGTATTTTCTAATAATATATCTCGTTGTGTTTTAGCAAATTCAATTTGAGCGTTTATTGACGTTGGATCTTCTAATAATTTTAAATTAGCGGCATCTAATGCTTCTTGATTTTGTAAAGCTATTTGTTCATTTAAACTTTTATTAGCGGCTAATGTTCGTTTATTTCTTGCGTCCCTACCCTCCTTTTGTCTTTTATCAAATTCCTCTTGTTGTAATTTATCGGCAGCCGCATTAGCATCTAATTCTTCATTAGCTTGTTTTAATAAATCCTCTTGTCGTTTCTTTGAAAAACTATCTCTAATAGATTGTAAAACAGCTTCCGAGGCCCCCAATTTTTGAGCTTTTTCTAATTCAGCTTTTTCCTCCCTAACTAATTGTTGTTGTAATGTTTCCTCAGTATATTTTAATTTTAAATCCTTTAATTCTTGTTGTCTTTTTACTTCATTATCACTTCGTTTTTTACCAACCTCCGCCTCTTTAACCGCTATTGCTTGTGCTGCGTCCTCTTGTTCCTTAGTTAATTTTTTAATTAGGGGGGATAATATAGAGTCAAACATTGATGTTGTCTCTTGAAAAGCCTTTATTCTCGCTAATTGACTATCAACAACAGCTTTTTGTGCCTTTAATGATTTTATTTCTAACTCATCTGTATCTTTACCAGCGGCTTTTAATAAAGCTATTTCTTTATTGAATCTATCTGCTACCGCCGCTTTCTTATTTTGTTCATCATCAATAAATTTTTTAGTTCTAGCTTGTCTAGCCTCATCCGCTCTTTGTTCTTCTAAATTAATAATACCTAATTTATCGGCTAATTGTTCAAAACCATTAATAACAAATTTAACGTAATCACCAATAGCGTTTAATACAGTACCTACAATACCCCCCGATTTACTTAACTCGTCAAAATTTGCTATAACGTAAGTTATTGCTAACGCTAACGCTCCAATACCCGATGATATAATCGCAGTACCTAACGCTTTAAAACTACCTGCTACTCCTTGAAGTCCTATTTTAAATTTACCAAAATCTAAATTAGCAATACCCTCCTTTAATAAAGCGAATGAACTATTAGCTTTTTCAACCCCACTTCCACTTAATGTCTTTAACTTATCAGACGCATCACCAAAAGCACCTTCACTTCGTCTAATTGCTTGTTCTGTTGCCTTTATTTTACTAGTTAGTAACTCAAAGTCTTTTGATCCTTTTTCAACCGCTCCTAAGTCATTATTTAAAGTCGCTAATTCTTTTCTTAATTTACCTAATGATGTAATTGATGTTTGAGAAAATCCCTCCGCAGCATTTTTACCTTTATTAAAGGATGATTCTAATTCGTCACCAGTACCTTGTAATTCATTTGTTAATTTAACTACATTTTTACTAGTTTCTTCTAATGCGTTATTTAATTTTTGACCTAACGCAGTTTCACTATTAGTACCTAATTTAGTTATTATACCATTAATATCTGATAAATTTTGCTTAGCCTGATCTAATGTTTTTTCAGATCCCGCTGTATTAATAATTAAATTAATATCTACTGTTTTTGCCATTTCGTTGGGGTGTTTAATTAAGGATATACCAAGCGACATCTACTGCGCTACCAAGTGTGTTAATACTTGTTATATCAAAAGATGTACTATTTATTTTATTATCTACATAAAAGAAATCTGATGAGCTTATTACTGATTGGGGGGTTATAAAAATAGGACTAGCAGCTTGAACACCTGAACTATTTACTGTTACTGTTCCCCCACCTGCTGGTAAAGTAACTATTCCAGATGTCTCAATAGCATTTATTTTAATTAATTTTGGTTCAATATTAATAGTGGCGTTATCTGTTCCATCATCAACCGATATAACAATATTTGATGGGTTAATATTAATTTCTGATATACTTATTAGATCACTAACAGTAGTAATTACATTAATAGTTGCGTAATATGTTTGAGCATAAGGTCCAGAAACATCTGGATAAGTTAAACCACTATATGTTCCTATTTGTAATCCATCATAAGCACTACCAGCGGCAAAATCTACTTTTGAATAAGAAATCCCACCAACTGGAACACTATCACAAACAATAGCAGCATTAGTACTATTAATTGTTGATGGAATCAATTTTATAGCGGGATAAAATACTTCTGTTACATTTTGTAAATCTATTGTAATTGATCCCGTTTGTCCGGTATCCCCACTTGAAGGACTTAATGTATATATATCATTACCCGCTCTATATTGTAATTTACCATTACCGGTGTTAATCATTAACTCCCTATCGTAAATATCGGTTATAGTCCAACTACCATCTGTGTGATCGTTGGATACTGGTACTGTTGCTCCTGATAAAGGATTACTAACCCCGTGGTGTTGTTGTCTTGCGTATGATGTAATTTTACCCATAATAATATTTTTATTAATAAATACTTAATTTTATATATAGTTTTTTATAAGGATGATATATTATAATATACTATTCGTTGGGTAATATAATATTTATTTTTAATTTGAATTAATTAATTAATTTTATTATAATTTATATATTAATAACTTTAATAAAAATATTAATTTATATCTATATTTTTGAGGGTGATTTAAATAAGTTATAAATGCCCCCAGGCCCCCAAAAGAACATCTATAACTTATAATCACCATTAATACTATTTTAGTTGGGCTGAGAGTGGAAACAAGTTTAGAACACCATTTTCTCATTTAAGATTGTTTTATTTTATTAGGTTTGTATCACCCCTTCGTCAAGTTTAAACGAAACACCATTTGTAGGTTAAAATAAAAAACCCCTACTACGATACATCCAAGTTAGTGTAGAGGGGTTAATTATTAATTATATAATAATATATATTCCAACAATAATATAACTTGGATGTTATACTAATAAATATATCAATATTTAGTAAAAGTTAAATAATATAATTTTTTTTTATATTATTATTCTTATATTTATTAGTATGAGTAAAAATATACATACTAGTTGTCGTTGTAAATATAAGGGGGTAGAATATCAATCAAAATCAGATTTATGGTTAGCCCACTTTACTGATATAACATTAAATGCGTTTATAATACGCACAAGACGATCTAAGTACCCCGATATTGAATGTGGTAAGGTTATGACATTCTTAGAAAAAGATAGCACCTTAGAGGACATTAAACGAATTGAATCTTTTGATATGAATATTTTAAACAAAAAATTATAATGAAAACAATTTTAATTATTATTACCCTCTTTTTAATAGCGTTTATCTTATCAGCGTAAAAAACCCCCTTTATAAACTAATATATTGGGGGTTTAATTTTAACACCGATTGTTAAAATATTATCCCCTCTGCTTAGGATCTTCCAACGCTAATGTAAAATCAATCTGAACTTGAATATTTCTCGGATTAATACCCTGTTTAATGTTATAAGTTTTTGAATTTATTATAATTGGTAATAATTTTATTGGACCGTCAATAGTGAATGTTAATCCATTAGTTATTGGAGCGTATAATGCGGCAAGTCCAATATTAAAATCATCAATAATATTTACACCAGCGTATTGATTATTATCTGAATCATTACAATCAATAATACATAATAGCGCATTAGTAGTATATAAATGGGGGGTGTTATAACTTATACCTAATAATCCACTCCCTAACCAATCAAAAGTACTTGCTATTTCTTTTGGATCTTCAATAACCTCTAAATAGACCTCTGGTGATGTGAATAATTCGTTTAACCAATACGACTCCGCTTCGGTAATAAATTGACTAAATACGGTATATTGTGTTTCAACGGATTGATATATATTTTTTCTACCCCTATCACCATTTGGATATTGGTATTCACCAAATATATTTTCATAACCAAATAATTTTGTAAATTCAGTTGAGTTCCTAACATTTTTAGTTGGTGAATTTCTACCTTCAAAAGTGTAGGAGTCAAAACCACCTAATGAATTTAACCACCTAAATCTAAATTTTTGATAATACTTTTTAGTATTCATTACAACTTTAAATTTTTCAGTACAATAATAATCGTAAAAATCTAACCCTTGAATTGTATAATAAGATACATCAGCATTAATAAGGGGGGCTCCTGTTGAATTAAGAGAAAGTGTATTAATATCTAATGGTCCTATACCTATTGATTGTAATACTGTTTCTGATGTAGCCCCTGTTAAAGTAACGACGTTATAAGAATTATTCCAAGTTTCACTAGTAATTAAATTACCATCACTATCGTAAGTTCTTACATCTAATTTATATAATACATCGGTAAGTTGAGTTAATATATTAAGATAATAAGTATCGGTATAATTCATTTTTAATGTTCTTGGAGCATAAGTCATAAATAATGATTCAACACCGGGAATACCATCTTGTGCGATATAACTTTGCGGCCAATAATTAGTAAAATTTAATCCGGTTACAACGGGAAATCCTGTTCCTTTAACTTGCGGATTATAATTATTACTCATATCCCCAATCCAAGGAATAGCTCCATTAAAAGCGATTAAAGTATCACCAGTTACGGTATTAGCGGTATATATTGTTGTACCCGTTGATAAGTCACCATACTCCTCGTAAAATAATCCTTTAATATTTTTAACTGAATTAGGATTTATATAAAATGGATCAAAAAAATTAGGTTCATCGTGAATATCAAAACTAAAATAATCCTGACAAATTCTATCTAATCTAAAAAAATTATATCCATCTTTATTTGGGTATGATTTTAAAGTTCCAACTTTATTATCATTAATATACACATCACAAATAGCCCTATAATTTGCTGGTAAATTTGGATAAAAACTACTTTGAGTAGAATATATATAATTATTATATATTGGTAAAAAATCTTGTGGATAGGATGTAATGTTAATCATCTTTTTTTTTTATTTATTATTTTTTATTAAATAGTGTAATTTCTCTTTCAATTTCTAGTGCGACATTTTGTTCTAAAAAACGCTCTATTTGATTTTGTTTTGAATAAAATGGAAATAAAAAGTTTAATGGTTTTACCCCCTTTTTACCAATTGACTTCGCAATAGGGTAAGCCGCTTCTTTTGGTATCCCTTTAAATTGACACCACTTTATAATACGAGCAAAAGGTGGGGGAGTTCCGGGTTTTCTACCTTTCAATACGAATTCTCCGTAATCCAAATAACTTATTACTAACTTATACTCACCCTTTTTTTGAACTACTTTATAATCAATACTTTTATATAAGTCACCACTAGCGATCGCACTATTATTTTGTAAAACACTTTGAATGTCTGAGGTTATTTCTACCCCAAATTTATTTAATACATCTAATATTTTAGTTTCAATTGACATTAAAGTATATTATTATATTATTGGTGACCAATTATTAGGATTATAATCCCCGCTTGGATCTGCTGTATAAGTTTCAGTATAGATTGAATGTGAAACTTCGTCAATAAATATATCACTACCAATTGGTGGTGTAGATTCACCATAAACTAATAAAGTTCCTTTAATCCCTGTTATATTTCCTGTTATATCAATTTCTATCCACATAATTTTTATTTTTAAGCATATATTATTTCTGTTGATAATCTTAGTGTAACACCACCAGTTGATGTTGATGGTGTATAATAAGCTTTTTTCCCTGTTGTTCCTATACTAATCCAACTTACACCATTTGATATAGGTCCGGGTAAAGTTAAACTTCTAACAACACTTTTTGATGGTACTGAAACTATTTGTAACCTATTAGAATTAAGACTACTAGTACTAACTACAAGCACATTAGATACCGAATCATACTTTATATCCGCTGGTAATAAAATACCATACGTATATGCGTCCAAATCAAATCTAGTAGCGGTACCAGGTTTTAACCATACTAATCTATTATTATTAGTATCGGCAATTACGTACCTATCAATTGAATCAATATATAATATTGATTGAGCGTTAGCTAGTGTAAATCCTGAATTGGTTGTTGCGATGGTTGCGTAAGTGTTTGGGTTTATCATTCTAATAACACCAGAAAGTGTTGTTACTACCACCCTATCATAATGTGTTGATGCTGTATTTAAATTAACACAAGCCGCATAAGCAGCAACAGAAGAAGTACCACTCAAATTTGGATTAGCTAATGATGGATTATAAAATTGAACAATATTACCAAATTGATGTGGTATAACATATTTAGTATTTGAATATTTCACACCTTTATTTCCAAATGTTCCACCACTAGAAACGAATGTTCCTATTACTGTTGCTCCGTTACCACTAGTAGAAATTCTGCTTATAACATTAGTTGCTGAACTAGTTACCCAAACCTCATTAACTGAATCAATATAATTTAAAAATCCGCCAGAGGGGTTTGCCGCAAATGCAATAGTTCCAACCAATTCACCAGTTAATGTATTTATACATCTAGTAATTGCTTGTAAAGATTGATGAATATACAATCTATCAATAGATTCAATATACAACACCGATGCTCCATCAGTATTAACCCAAGCTCTAACTTCTTTCATTACATTTGATAAACTAGATGTAACGAATTCTGTTGTAGCAACATTTAAAGTATTATCCCCCGATGGTCTAGTGGTTGTTATTATTGTATTAGCCGTTAAACCTGAATTAATAATAACATTACCAGTTATAGTTCCACCACTCTTGTCAAATTTATTTGATAAATTCAACGATAACGGAACCCATAATTGAGTACTAGCTGAATATGCTAATACTTGACCATCAGTCACACCACTAACCGATACGTTATGTAATTCATCTAGTTCATAACCACTATCAACTTTAACGAAAATAGAACCATTAGATGGGTTTGATTGAACAACATATCCAATAGTAACTGTATGTTGTGGGGCGACTGGTTTAATATTAGTAACACTACCCGCAATAGTTGGGCTTAAATATAATATATCACCATCAACCCAAGATTCACTTTGTAATGATCCTGTGGTATTAATACCTCTAACTAGACCCAATATTGTAATAAAACCTTCTTGGTTATTATTAATATTTTCAGTAACCAAACCAATAGTTTCCGTTGAATTTGCGTCATTATTTGCTTGTGCTAAATCAACCTTAATTCTATTACCTTGTGCTCCCGATATTCTTACCGCTTGATAATTACTTTCTAATAAATTACTCCCTGTTTTATTAACAACTCTAACAATTTGTTCTTGACCAATTTGGAGAGTAACATTTCCCCCTTTTAATCCTAAATCAAGAGTTCCATCCGTATCATTCCAAGTTAATCTCGCAACATTTGAAGTGGCGGTTGATGCGGTATAGAATTGTACATATCCATTAACATTTGTATTACCACTAATATTAACATCACCAGTTGATGTCCATCCAGTTACTTGATTAATTAATAAACTCAATGTGGGTTGAGAATTATTTTGTTCAATAGTTAAAATATTACTATCATTATAAGTAAATGCGGTAACATAAGTGTCAGGATATTGTAATTCCCAAACCGCAGCACCTATTGTATTATCAGTACAAATCCACAAGTCCCCATTATCTAATATCCATCTACTATCAATTAAAAAACCTTTACTAAAATCATCAGTTATCGTTGGGGTAAGATTAAATTTATGATTAACCTCGCGAATTAATAAACCATTTCCATCCATTACGTATTGACTACCCGCTTCCCACTTCAATTCGTAACCTACCGCACAAATTTGCGCTATACCTTTATTACCACCTGTACCAGCATCTATTGTTCCTTCTCTTAATCTCGCACTATTTGTAATAAATTCTATTCCTACACCTGACCCAAAACCTATATCATTTGTAGTTATATTACCCACATCAGTTACCTGTTGTAAATTGGGGGTTACTCCACTACCACCACCTGACGTAATACCAGTAATAATTATTTCATCACCATCTAATGTAAATAAAGTTAAATTAGTCGTACCACTATTATAAGTTCCCGATATTATAGTGTTATTTAAAGCGGTTGATACATCATCTTGTAAATTAATAATTAATTCACACCCCTCTAAATCAATACACTGAAACCCCGGCTCACTTTCTGCGACGAATGTTTGTAATACTTGTGTTAAATTTAACCCCTCGTAAGGTATATCACAATTATTTGATTGAATATCAACCTCCAATTCTAACTCTAATGACCAACCCGCTACCCAATCAGAATATCTACCCGCAAATGGACTAATATTGGGGTCTGTGATAATATTAAACTCTTGATTACCATATCTTAATATACGAACAACATCTAACGCTATTTGTAGGCAATCACTTAATACCTCTTGTTCATTATTTTTATCTTTATTTACTAAGTCAAAAACTAATAAATTTAAATTATATAATAATACGTTGGAATTAGTTGTTACAGAAACGGGGGTCATCCACAAAACGGGGTACTCCTGATTTTCAGATATAAATTTATTAATATCCGCTTCTGATAATTCCCCACTTCCAAAACGCTTTATCTGATAATGTGATATTGCTATTTGGTTAAATAGTTCGTTAATTTGGTTGTATGATAATATACTCATTTTATCTTTTTATTATAAATATTTATTACTAGTAATAGTTTTTATGCTTGATAAATAATATCCAACGACCCGTCAATAGAGTTATTAGTTTCATTAGATCCAATATTAATTACCACATCATCACCACCATCCCAAACATTAGTTGTAATAGATGAACTTAAACTATATACTATATCTAACCCATTATCATTTACATTCATTGAGGGTAAAGTAATACCATTTTTAGTAACTTGACCATTTATTACGGTAGTATTTGAATCTATAACCGTAATATTATCTGTTCCAATTACCGTAACATTATTTAATCCCCCAAAAATAGTATTATTATTTCCACCTATTATTGATATATTACTTGAATTTTGTAAAATGTTGTTATTATTACCATTTACTAATACCGTATAAGTTTGATTGGATATAATATTATTTAAACCGATATTACTACCTTGGGTATTTCGTATCGGCATTATATTATTTCTTGGATTAACATCCGAGCTACTACTATAACCATTATCATTACCATTAGTTACATCTAATACTTCGGTAACAAAAGATTTACTATCCTCAACCTTAATAAATTCACATCTAGTTGTTTCGTTGTTTAAAGGATTATAATCACTTATTTTATTTAAACGGTAATAGATATTATTTATATAAAAAGTATTTCTAAAATCCAATTTAAAGATGTCTTCGGGGGTTAAATATATATTACAACTAACCGACTTTGAATTCTTATTACCTATTTCAAAAATATATCTACTCCAATATCTATTATATAAAGTTCCGTTTGACATTATAGGTCTAGTATATTGATTAGCTATCGGTAATCCGTAACCTAATGATGTATAACTAACATACCCATCATCTTCCATACCAGCGTAGGGATAATATCGTTGAATAATATTTGCTGATGTGTCACCACTAGCATATCTAAATTTAAATATATTAGTGTTATCGCTATTATAGGCGCTATAAGTTTTTAACCCCCCATAATATAAAATCCTAATATTAGCTTTTGTATTATTATCTACGGTAACTCCATCAAGTTCAGTAACCTTTTTAATTTCCACTAATGATAAACCAGTACCCGCATATTCTATTTGCGGACTTGGGGAAAATAAAGTTTCAATTTTTGAAGTACCTTTAACAAAATCATTATTAGTAGTTACTTTTTTATAACCGTATATTTGTGTTGTGTTATCAGTATAATTTTTATTCCAATAATCGGTATCCGCTTTATAAGTAAATTCAAAATCTTTATTAGTTAATTCTGAAAGTGGGGTAATATTAATTGATTTTGATATATCTAATTTATCAGTCCAATCTAATAATTCACCCTGTTGATAATAATCATCCCTAGGTTCAATTCTTAATCTATTTGTAATACCTTTTTCATCATCAATATATAAATTAAATAATTTAACTAACCCCATTAAAAAGTCAGAACATTTAATATCACAGGGTAATAATTTATTTAAAGTAATTGGATTACCAAAATATAATCTATTATCTGGTACATTAAAAAATCTTGATGATTCTTGAATATCAATAAATAAATTTGTTGCTAAATTTAAAAGTGCTAATACTGTATAACTTATAGTATATCCTTCGGGACTTACAATACTAACTAATAATTCAGAAAAAACTTGATCAGTTGGAAATAAAAGTATTGATTCAGTAATAACCCTTATATTACGTTGTGTGCTAGTATAACCTGTTGGGGATATAATAAAATTTAAAGGTATTAAATCATAAGCAGATCCAATAACAGTAAAAATATTAGTATTAACATCTTTTTTATAAGTTAATAATTCTACTTTTAAAAAAGAATTTGTAAAACCCGTTGTTGCGTTACCTAAATTTATAACAGGACCACTACCCCCATCAGTTCTATCAATTTTTAAATTATAATTAATATTTGTTTCAAATTTTTGAGATGTATTAAAATTACTTATAAATCTTCCTGATAACAATGATCCCGTGACTAAATTGGGGAAATAATTTTGATTAGTACCACTAGTAGATATTTGTAAATTATCATAACAATCGGGTGTTGTTACACCAGAAACATCACAATTTAAATTAATATATTCACTATTTAAATCAGAACTCCATTCATATGGTAATGATAAAGTACCTCCTGTTAAACCAGCTCTAAACTCTTGTAGTTGAATTCCTGCCGTATCTAATTGATAAAATTCCCCTGTATAAGGTAAAATTAATCTTTTAAAATATGGGGATTCAAAAAACTCACTATTATAAGTAAAATTAGCAGCTTTAAATATTTTATCAATAACTGTTTTAGTATATATTGCTGGGTTAAATAAAGATTTTGATCTACTAATTGAATTACCCGCTAAACTAAGATTACCATATTCCACGAATGGATATACGTAACCCTCACCAGTTGTATTTTTAACATACACTGTTCCACTTTCTAATACTGAATTTTGACCCCACAATTTATTAATCATTATTTTATCGGAGGCGGGTATTTGAATAATAGTACTCATCCCATTATAAATGGGGTTGATAGTATCATCATCTTTTTCTACCCAAACACTATCACCTATATTGAATGAATGTGCTCCACTAGTGACCAATACTACCTTATCATCCAAATATTCGGTATCTGTAAAGGTTGTGGTATAACCAGTTTCAAAATTAATATATTGATTACCATTTTTTCTAACTGATGTACCCCAACTTTCAGTAACGGACGAATAAGTATAGATGTGGTTATATTCACTAAAATCCAAATCACACAATTTTAGGTCACCAAGATTATAAAATATATTTGCTAATTGACCAAATAAATTTATCTCGTAACTTATATTATTAAAATCATCCCTAATTATCTTTTTAAGTTGTAATATACCATTAAGTTGTTCTAACCCTTGTTGATATACTACCGCTTGAACTTTCTTCGTTACATCAAATGTTCCGTCAATACCAACTTCAAATATACTTCCGAAAAATTGATTATTCTTTTTTGTTCCGGGTAATGTAATAGTTTTTGAAAATGTTGAATTACGTTTATCGGGATTGCGAATATCGGCTATTGAAAAAGTTAGGGGAAAAGTTCCATCATCTTTTAGGTCTAATGATTCGTAAAGTGAATAGGCTAAATTATCCCCACTAAACTTTATAATACCAGTTTCACCTGATATATAAGTAATTGGTAATTGTAAATTTGTATTTGTAATAACTAAATTACCGGGAGGGGGATATACTGTACTACCCCCAATATCTAAAATAGTGGTTGTGCCATCTGCCCAAGGGTTAATATTTTTATCACTTTTATCAATAGTTATTGTTTGACCAACGTATAGTGTATTAGTAATATCACCACTAAATTCTAATCCTAATTTTAACCCAAATGGAGACAACGCTAAATAAGTATCTTGAAATTCAAAAGATGCGTCGGTGTTGTATTTAAAAACTATTAATTCTGTATTCATCCGTTTTTTTATTTATAAATACTTATATAACTTAATAGTTTTTTATAACATCGTAAAGGAATAGTCAAACACCTTTTTGTTACCCCTCGTCATACTTTCTATTGAAAAAGCTAAGGACATAACCATATCGTCAGATATACCGCTGGCACCCTGATATTTAATACCTCCACTTGGGGTATTAATAAAGATAAAGTTCTCTAACTCCAATCTTAAATTATTATCATTAGGTAGTTTTATTTTTTTATTGTTAAATAACCCCACCATATTAGTTATAATATCCGCTTTTGACTTGGGGGTGGTTACAAAAGGTGTAATATATTCAGACCAACTAGATTCCAATAAGTCAGATACAATAGGTATCCCTAATCCATTTTGCTCAACTACTATATTTCTCGGTTGCCACTTATCAAAAAACTTTAATAGACGTTCTTTTAGTTGGCTAGATGTTACTTGTGTAAAACGTAATATATCAATAACATTATAATCATCATCTATTATAGTAGCGACCGTATAATCGTTTATCATACCCAAATCCACACCACAATATACTTTACCTTTTGGTTGGGGATTATTTAATATTAATATATCATCTAAATTTTTGAATATACCAGCTTTATCAACGAATTCACCCATATACTCCTGATTAAATATTTCGTCTGGTAGTGATTGTCGTTGGGATATTAAAAAATCATTATTAATATAGGGTGAATCAAAAGATGTAAATTTAAATGACATCCACTTATTATCATCCAACGGCTTATTAAAATAATGATATAACCAGTTCTTACCTTTCGGTGTTGATAATATTAATACTTTCTTACCTTTAACTGATAAGGTGGGTAATAAGATTGATTTTATTGTTGTTTCTAATATAAATGCTGCCTCATCAATAATAAGATAATTAATAGAGTAACCCCTTAGCGTATCCTCTTGTAAAGCACTTCTGAATAATATCTTTGATCCATTTTTAAATACTATCTCAGAACTACCCGATTGACCCTTATGTGACTTTATTAGTTTAGTATCTATTATCGCCTCTATTGTCTGCTTATATACCTTGGATGCTTGTGAATCAGCGGGTAATACAAACATTATTATTTGATTTTTTTGAGCTAATCCCCACATTAAAGATTGATTAATACCTAATAGTGTTTTACCAACCTGCCTTCCACACACCACAGTTACCCCAAATATATTTTTATTATTTAAAGCGTTGTGTATTTCCCTCTGTTTTTTGTAGGGGGTATATAACTCTATTATTAATTCATTATCCATTTAATAAATTATCCTCTTCCTCGTCATCATCTTTACCGAATTGAATCTTAATCTTACCATTACTAGTAATATCAATTTCTTGTCTATCGGTATAACCCCTATCTTTACCTTTATACTTCATAAAAAATAAGATAGACCTTTCCTCACCCTCCGATATTTTATCAAATAATTTACGTTCAACAAAATCAATAGTGATTTCATTTATTTCATCAACTCTTCTTTTATATTCGGGATCTTCCCTCATATATCTATAATGGGTTTGTCTATCAACCCTAACTTCTTTACAAGATTGAGTTACTAATCCTAGGTTTTTTTCTAGTGATTTTATTAGTAATTCCTTGTGTTTTTCCATTTTTCCCATTTATTGTAATATTTGTTACTAAGTTTAGTCTAATAATAATCCAGTTATTATTAATTCTTCTACTAATAAATTAAAAAATTTATTAATATTTGATAATATTTCGTATTTTTCTGTTTCTAATAAATTATTTTTTATAAATTGTAAGCACATTAAGTGGTGCGTTGGTAATATTGAAACTATCTCAATATAATCCTCCAATAATATATCTAAAAATACTAGATCATTTATTAAATTTTTTGATAATGATTTTAATTTATCCTTATCTAAAAACTTATTTATTAATATTGCGTAGATATGGATATACGAATCATCTAATAATTCAATAATCTGTTTTTTAAATTTATAATCAATATCTTGCCTTTGATCTAGATATTCATCTATAAAAACACCCCTAATATATTGTAAAAGATTATAAGATACATTATCCAAATCTTCAATCTGTTGTATTATTTTTGATACCATTATAAAAATTATTTAAACGCTTATATACCCTACCACGACAACCACTACAGGATTTCCCGTATTCTAAATTTTTAGGGAAAAAGTAGTTATTAAGTTTAAACATTAAATTAGTTTGGGGGTTTAGTATTTTTGACTTACCCTGCAATTCAATTAATAACTCCCCTAATAATTTTAAATTATCTTCGTATTCCATATCTATAAATATTAATTAATCATTTAATTTTTTTTCTATATAAGCACCTAATACAGATGAGACTGTTGATGTTAGTAATAAGTCAAATAAAGATAAGTTAAATATTATTGATAATATCAACCCAATCCAAAAACTAACACACATTACACAAGTCAATAATCGGTAAATAAACCTCTTATTAACCCCGTAGAAATCGTAATGTTCTTCTTTAAAGCCTAATACTCGTTTTAATAAAATAAGGGGTTCTGCGTGAATAAATAAAAATCCTATTGAAACTGATAATATTATTAATTTTAACATTTTATTTTTGTTTTAATGTTTATTAATTCTTTTTTCCCCAAACTCAGCGTATTTTTCATTAAGTTCAATCCCTATAAAATTTCTATTTAAACTTTTTGCTGCTAAACCACTAGTCATTATACCACCAAAAGTATCCATTACTATATCACCCTCATCTGTTAATAAATTTATAAAGTATTGGGGTAACTCTTTATTAAATGGTGCAGGATGTTTAATGGTGTTATCTCGTGATGCCCCTGCGGTAGCAAATCTAAAAACATTATCTGGTCTCGTTTTATCAGGTAATATTCTAATATTAGTATTTTCAGTATAACCATCTTTTGTTTTATTTACTGAAGCAGTTAAATACTTTATCTTTTTTTTAATTCTTGCTCCTTCTACAATCTGTCCCTGTCCGTCATATACAACTTCATTATTAAACCTATTTTTATATGAATCCTTTGGTTCAATCAAAACTCTATCCATATAAAATTTCATCTGTTTAGCATCTTTACAAAAATGGAATATAAATTCAGTATTATTTCTAAATCTTTTATTAGCACCATTAGGTATCCCATTTCTTTTATGCCAAATATAGGTATCGTAAAACTTTAATTTTGTTTCCTTTGAACTTCTATATATTAATTCGTAAATAAAGGTGTTTCTATAACCATTACTACAATTATCGTTGATATTAAGTATAAAACTACCACTAGGTTTTAAAACTCGGTATATCTCGTTGAATAGGGGTAATATCCAATCTACATATTCACTAGATTTTTTAACATCAATATTTTTTCCGTAACTAATTATATCTGAATATGGGGGTGATGTTATAATTAGGTCTATTGAGTTATCTGCGAAATTTTTAATCTCCTCAAAACAATCCGCATTTATTATTGTATGGTTCATTATAATTTGCTTTTTATTTTTTTATACATCTCGTGTAATAAGTTAAATACACTACCTTTTGATATACCCACCATTTTTGATATTTCGGTCATTGATCTTTGCTGCGTAAAATATAATTCAAATAAGTTTTTTTCGTATTGTTCAAACCCCTCCATTATTTTATAGGTCTTTAATATTTTTGATGTCTGATCTTCTGTAAAAAACCTTAATAGGTCTATTTCCTCGTATTTAACGAAGTATAAATCATCAATCAATCTATTATCAAACTCAACAATATATTCGCTCTTAAACGACTTATGTATTTCATTTAACTTTTTAAAGTCAGATGTCCAACGTACTTGATTTTTAATCCACATTACACAAAATCCCTCCAATCCAGATTCACCCGACTTTTCTATTATAGGCTCAATCTTATTAATATTTTTAATAATAAAAATATATAGTTCATTAACCAGATCTGTATATAAATCTTCGGGTATATTTTTTCCCCTATTAACATTTACAACAACCGAATTTAAAAATTTATATCGCTTGCTAAAATAGTTATCTATTATTTCTTTACTCATTATAATGATTTTTTAGATTGCCAATATAATTTTTTTGCTTCTGACATTTTTAATTTTGTCTCTTCTGACCTAATTGATCCTAATGCGTTTTTTTTACCTTTTAGTGATTCGGACATTTTCTTTTTTGTTTCTTCTGACCTAATAGTTCCTAATGGATTTTTATTACCAATTTTTGTTTCACTACATTTTTTACGTGCTTCGTCAGTATGTTTTTTACCTAACCAATTTTTATTACCACTTTGACCTTCCCCACCATCAGTTAGATTAACTAAATTAGTTCTACCTATTTTATTAATATAGAATTTTTCTCGTTGGAATGCCTCATCCTCGGTTAAATTATCCTCAAAAATATCTACAATATATCCGTATTTATTAACGGTATTATTCCAATACTGATTTCTATTACGATTACTCCACGCTCGTTTATCTTTACCCTTCCCAACGTAAAACACTTTGTTATAGAGGGGGTTAATGTGAAAGTATATATAATAATTATTTTCCATATATATAAATAGTTTGAATTGTCAATAAAAAAAATGACTTTTGCTAAATTTCTATATATTTATTTGTAAATAGAAATTATGTATAAATCAAAAGAATATCAGGATAATCGTGAAAAGTTTAAAGCTATTGAGGCTGATACAATAGTTAATCGTATTTTTAAAGATAAAGTTGTTGAATTCTCAACTGAATTTGAATCATTTGATTGTGTTTATCACGAGGGTAGAGCAATTATAGAACTAAAAAATAGATTTTTCACTAGTAGTTGGTTTGATGAAAAATATAAAGGTGAGATGTTACTTGAAAAAGGTAAGTGTGACCGAATGTTAGAATTGGTTAATAATGATGAAAGATTTTTAGGATATAAAGCGACTTACCTATTTTACTTTAAAGATAATGTTTATCAATATATAGTTTTAAATAATATTGATTTTGATAAATTGGATGTTATCAATATTAATTGCCCCACCACTTCATTTGTTAAAGATTCTAAAATGATATTAAAGGAGTGTTATATATTACCCACTTCTTTATATACTAGTAAGAATTTTGTAAGACGTAGTGTTTAATATTTTATTATCCAAATATCCTTCTATTATTACAAGAATTACCAGCACCTAAATATAAATCACTTTCGTAAGTTGTTGCCCCACCAAAAGGTATTATATCATCGGAGTTGTTATTAGTGTATTGGGGGAATAAGTTCCCATTATCACAAAGATAGTTTATTAGACGCTCTGAAAACCACTGAGAACGGTCTAATGTATTCTTTGATAAATATTTTATTACTTCCAAATCAACAGGCTGACTATTTTCAGATGTTAATTGTAAAATCCCTTTATTAAATAATTGAAAAGTTAAAAATGGTGTCATATAATATAATGTTACCCAAGCTACGTAAGGTTTTATAAAATCTTCCACTAAAATTATTTCATTAGCGTTTAATGTTTGCGCTGAATAACTATCCAAAAGATAGTTAAAAAAATTAGTACCTAAAAACTCGTTTAGGTTAATTTGGTGACTTGTTTGTAGATGGGGGACAATATCACTATACGCAATATTTTTAGTTATTGGTAAGTAATCCGCTAACCACGCTTGACTTGTAAAAAAAGTATTAATCATTTTTATTTTTTTTATTTTGTTGTCTATTATATAATTTACCAGACGGCTTTACCTTCGTAATCATTTTTCTACGAACTATTTGGGCGATGTGACGAATTGATAATTCAGACATTAGTTTATTTTTTATTAAATACTTAATAGTTGTATTATATTTAAAACAAAAAACCCCACTTTTAGAGTAGGGGTTTAATACTTATTCTAATCTAACTTCGGGTAGTTTATAAACTTGTTTTTCCTCCGCCACTAAATAGTAATACCATCCCGTTAAAACAGTTACTTCACAAACCTGATCTACTTTAACTTTATAGACCACTTCAATAAAATCAACTTTTGGTAGGCTATACCAAGTATATGTTAAAATATGGTCTGTAAATGAATATATACCACCACCAGCGGTTAATCCAATTGGATAAACATTATCAGGTATCCTTTGCTCAATATAAAAAAAAGTATTTATATCAGTTATACCACTATCTAAACTCCCTCTTTCTATACTATATCTAATAGTAAAAACATCTTGTTTAATTTGGGTACAAGTTCCTTTAATATTAACAATTTGTGACATTAATACTACTGGTAATATTAATAAAAATAATAATAAAAATTTTTTCATATTTTATATATAAATTGTTTATGGTTTAAATAAAAGATTGTAGGATCTTATTATAAATATATAAACTGTTATAATCGTAAATACGAATATCATTGAATTAAAATGGGGGTTTAGTGGATATAAATCTTTTTTATCAACATTATATAATTTAGGTTTATCCGTTGAATATAATTTTAGTGGTTGTACATCACCCCTCGGTTCATATTTAATCCAAGTCATATCACCTAATTTTATTGTATCGGACTTTAAATGTAAGTCTTTTTTAGTAGGTGTAATATCATCGGTATAATCACCAACTTGTTTATTACCATTTATAAAAATAGTATTACCATTTTTATATATTATACCTATTAATATATCATTATCGTCTAAGATTAAACTACTAATAGTTGATGAATCCTTAATTGACTTTATTTTTGTGTTATCAGTATTTTTAACTGCTAGTGTTAATAAACTATCCTCTACCATTTTTTTTAAATAATTGCTTTAGTGATGTAATAATTGTTATAATAGATATTAATCCCCCAATAAACGTATTAAAATCTATATTTTTTGTTAAATAAGATATTAAAACGATAATCATACCAAGGGTAGTTGATACCTCAACCCAGTACTTTTTAAAATTATTGAATATAATATTTATTTTATTCATTATATTATATAAGGACTTTTTTTATTTGTTTATTTATATTAAATACTTAATAGTTGTATTATATTTAAAACAAAAAACCCCACCTTTATGAGGATGGGGCTTTAAAATAAAATAGAAAAGTAATTATTCGGTAATTAATTGTAAGTTATTTTTTTTATTTTGCCATCTTAATTTAGCAGCTTCACTCATTTTTTCTTTTGTTTCCTCACTACAAATTCTATCTTTAAATTTTTCTTTTGTTTCTTCTGA